GAGTAGAAGCCGGCATCAGTGGCGCACTTCGGCACGTTGTGCGAGCCGGTGAAGATGCGAGCGTTGTTTGCGACTTGACGCTGCGCAAACTCAATCTCGCTCAATAGATGTGTGTACTGCTCTTTCGCCATTGCTTCTGCAAGCTCAACGACTTGCAGCAAGTGCGACATCGTTATTTCGTCGATGACGATGTAGCGGTTGAAATCTTGTGTCATTGTCGTGTCAGTTTTAGAAGCCGATGTTACAGTCTGCTGCGGTCTCGTTGATTTCGCATTGCAGCTCATATTTCTCTCGTTCTGTGAGTGACGGCACGTCGATGTCATCATCTTCGTAGTAGTCGCACGCAGCAGGGTCAACATCGTGGTCGCCGTTCTCACTCTCGTAGTGCGCAGCGAAAGCGGCGCATCTCATGCAGTCAGGTCTCTCGCAGTTAGCGCAGAAACGCTCTTGTAATTCAATCTCTGTCATTGCTTGGGTGTAATATAGTGGGTTATTAGATAGTCGTGAAACGCTTGTTCAAGCACTTTGCGCTTTAAGTCGTGCAGCTCTTTGCGTAGCTCACGAATGCTCATATCAAAGTAACCGGCTTGTTTGAGACGCTGCTCTTTGTCATCGTCATCACCATACTCGCCGTCAAGTACGCAGCAAATGTCATCAATATCTGCGATGTCCTGGTTACTCGAATAGTCAAGCAAGTAGTGTTCGACAAACGTCTGCTCATCGAAGTTGTAAGTCTCGTTCTGTGTCATAGCTGTTATGTTAGAATGTTGTACGCTGCACGGCGAGCGAAGTCAGTGTCTTCGCTGTCGTAGTAGTCGCAATCAAAGTAATCATAAATCTCGCTGTCGGTTGTCTCGGCTGTGATGCGCTCGCCGTCAATGAGCGCAGAGAGACGATAACGGCCATAGCTGCTCGTGTGGCTTATCGTCATCTCGACATTGTTGTAAATTGCATATTTTGCCATATCGTTAAATTTTGCGTTTTAGACGCTGTGAGAGCGTCAAAGTTGTTAAGATGATAAGTTAGTCGTTTGCGAGATTAGAGAGCGAGAGAGCGCAAGCAGGTGCGTCTCTCGCTCATTCTCGCTGTTGTGTCACACTTCGAGCGTTTCAAGATTGAACTGCTCATCGAGGAAGCGCACCATTGCCCGGTTCTGCGGCATCAGTGACGGAATATCCATTGTGTTCGCTTTGTAAAGCTCGGTCGCTGCGTCGTAGATGTCCCATGCCGTGATGATGCGCTTTGCATCGTAGCGAATGAGCATCTGCTCTGTGAAGTCGCTTATCTGCGATTGGTTGAGCGGATAGACACGGTTCTCGTGTATCTGCTTGTTGCGGCTGTCGCACTTCACACGGATAGTCGTGAGCATACCGATGAGCATAAACATCTGCTCTGCGCTCACAGTTATCTGCTTCATGCGCTCAATCTTGGCACGCTCTGTCACGATGCGATGCTCTGCGTCAAAGAGCCACGACTTGACGGTCTGCATCACTTCTTCGAGCGTCACCTGCTGCGGTGAGCGACCGTTGCCACGCTCGCTGTAAGTAGAGATGTACTGCGTCGGGCAAAGCATACATTGATTGTGGCAAATCTTGACCATGTTGCCGAAGCCGACTTGTATTCCCTTTTGGTGGAAAGCGACTGCGAGATTGGTCGTGTAGCTCTCATCGTCCCAATTCGTGAGACGAATGTTTGCGAACACACGGCGCAAGATGTGAGCTTCGACTGCACGCTCGCCGTACTGCGCTTCGACTTGCGGCAGCAGCACGACACCGGGAGTGTTGCGGTCTCTGTTCTGCGCTGCGAACAAGTCGTACACTTCGACATCGTAGTGATGCTCTTGGCACATCTCGATGAGCTGTTGCAGCAGTGCATAGTGATAGATGCCACGCAGAGGGTTGCCGTAGATGTCGTTCTCTTTGTGAGTGCGCTCTAACGTGTCAAGTGTGAGCGACTGCACTTTCTCTTTCTCGAAACTGAAAAATTTGTTATCTGTCATAGTTGCGTTGTTTTGTGTGGGCGGCTCTCGCCGATGAGCGACGCACCGCCCACGAGTTATTAAATTAGTTGATAGTTAAAGTTGAGATGCTTGCACTCGGCGCACAGCGTGACGCTTGCGAGAAAGCTCGCTGTTGATGTTGCCGGTGTAGTTGTACTTGCGGAAGTGTAGCACGTTGAAACGGCTGTCTTTGTCTAATAACTTGGCGACTTTGACGCACACTTCGTCAATCGTCTTGCCGTCGATTAGATGCGCTTCTTTGATGTTGCGATATTCGTCTATTGAGTAAATCATAGCTTGATAGTGTTAAGAGAGCGCAGCGCACTGACTGCGCTCTCGTGGTTAGTACTATTGTTAACGACCGTAGCGGCTATCGACTTCGATAAAACGCTCTACGACTTCACGCTTGTTGCTGCTGTAAGAGAGCAACTCGTTCTCTGCGCACTGCGCTTGTGCTTGCTCTTGTGTCTCGGCTTCGATGATGCGATAGCTGCTGTACTTCGACCAATCATCAGCCATGATAGTTGCCGGTGCGCTCGCTGCGATAGCGACTGCTGCGAAATAGATGATGTTTGAGTTCATTGCTGTTGGAATTTATGAGTTAAACAGTTGCGTTAAAGTTGCCCGTCTCGCCGATAGCGCAGCGTGTTGTTGTTATGCGATTTCCTTAATCTCGTTATTGTAAGCGTCGATGCGTGCCATTATCTCTGCTCTCACGGAAGCCGGTTGTTTGAAGAAGATGTCGATGCCGTTAGTTTCGAGCAAGCTATCAATCGCATTGTTAGTGAAGTTGCTCATAAATTGAATGTTGCGCTCTTCCCATGTGAGACGCTCAATCATGTTGACCACATTCAAGAGCTTGTCAATCATCTTGCGCAGCTCGCCGACACGCTTTGCGGCTGCTTTCGCTTGCTTGACACGGCTGCTGTTCATCTTGCGCCACATTGCGCAGAACGTGTCTTTGTCAACGTCGCTCGCCATATAGACGGTGTTAATTGCGTTGAACTCATCGTCACTCACTTTGACGATTGCTCTTTGGATAAATTCTTGCTTTGTCATATCAGTTGCGTTTTGATTGTTAAACATTCGATTTTTGCTTGTCGTTAGTGCTTGTTAAGTACTAACTACGTTGCAAAATTATAGCCTATTGTCGAAATGGGCAAGTTTTTGAGCAAAAAAGTGGCGATTTTTTCTGTTAAAAAATGTTGCATTTTTGTAACCGCTTGATTTACAATAACACCACTTTTCCACAAAATCGAGATTTTTGCTACTTAATAAGCACTAAAACTAAAAAGTTTTCTCTACATTTGCAGCAGGTTTTTCAACTAAATTTATCAATCAAGACATGAAGAAGAAATTACTGAAGGCTCTGTCAGAGCGATGCAAAGACATGGGACTTACAAGCAAGGCACTCGACGAACTCGTTGAAATCGGTTCGGAGGGTCTCGCAACCGATGCTTCAGACGAAGACATCGACAAATCGGCGATTGCTCTCGCTCGCTATGCGAAGCTCACGCAAGCAGAGATTACTCGCAAAACGAGCGGCAAGCGCACAAAGTCACAATCACAGAACGCACAATCGGGCAACGAGGGTGATGAGGGTGACGACAACACGACCGCTGCAAACGACATTCAAGCTATGATTGACGCTCGCTTCAAGAAGTATGATGAGCGTGTACTCGCTCTCGAAAGCGAGAACGCTGCTCTCAAAAAGGAGAAAGCGCAAGCAGAGCGCAGTGCAACGATTGCAGAGAAAGCCAAGAAGCTCGGCATTCCCGACTATCTTGTCAGACGTATGTCATTCGCAGATGATGCAGACATCGACAAGGAGCTTGAAGCCGTGCGTCAGGAAATGGTCAACGACAATCTCATGCCAAAGAGTGCAGCGCATGAGAGCGGCAAGATTGAAGAAGCGATGAAAGCTGACGCTCAAAGTTGGGCGAAGTCGCTGCCGTCTGCTGTGCCGCAGTCGTAAGACATCGCACTCAAACTCACTCATTGTTTAACTCAAAATTCGCATTACAATGGCTATCGAATTTCAGAAAACTGCCTATTCGGGACGGTTTCCCGAATTTTGGCGAGGTGAAGCGAAAGTTCTGCCGGGCGGTTTCAAACCCGACCAAACTATCGCTAACGGCACTGTTGTTCGTCGTGGCACACCTTTGTATGTAGATTTTGCCACTCGCAAGGCATACATCTGCAAGAGCGGTGTTGTGCTTGCCGGCGGTACTACAACGAAGCCTCGTGTTGCAAAGGGCAACTACTTCGCAGTCGGTGACAAGGTGTCGAAAGTCGGTCATTACGGTGCATCGCCTTCTATCAGTGCGATTGACACGAGCAATGCAGACTACGACGTTCTCACTCTTTCGTCTGCTTACACCGGTCTCGCTGCCGATGACGTGCTTGTCGAGAGTTCAGAGTACACTGCCGCAACGCAGAGCGCAGAAGCAGTGCCTGCTGCACCGAAGTACGCACCCAACGCAGTACTCGCTGCCGATGAAGAGTTCAACGGCAAGGGTCTGCCCACTTTCGACGCTGCTTATGATGCAGTCGTTCTCTATCCTGCTCTCTCGTTCCCAATCGTCGCAGATTGGCTCAACGGTTTCACGCTGAAGTCTAACCCGAACATCTTGTTCATCAAACAGTAATCGCCATGCCTGAATTTGTTTTTAGTTCAATCTTTGGCGAGCTGACACGCAACGTGCAGCTTCGCTTTGACGCTGTTTCTGAACTGAACAAGCGTCTGTTTGACAACGTGATTTTCGAGGACTATCTGACTTGGGACACACCGCAAATCGGTCTCACCTTTGAAGAGTTGATTGGTCAGTACAACATCTCTGTTGCTGCACCCACCATTGGTGACAGCTCGAAAGAAGCTATTCTCGGCACCAACGGTCTTGAAACTCTGTCAGAGAGCATTCTCGTTCACGCTATCACGCTGCCCATGGCAATTCAAGACTACCGCAAAGTGCTTGCGTTGCTCGACAGCAAGTCTATTCCCGACAAGACGAAGGCGCAGCAGCTCGTTACTCTCATGTGGGGCAACGTCGAGACTGTTGTCAAGTCTGTACTCGGTAAACTCGACCTCATCTTCTTGAAGGCTCTCTCTAACGAGGGTGTTGTAACTCTTGATGAGACTACGAACCCCGAAGGCGGTGTGCGTGGCTCGATTTCCTACAATCAGCCTGCCGACAACATCGCTACAAGCACGACCGCTTGGACGAAGGCCAACATCGAGAGCGTTGACTGCTTCGGCGACATTCAAGAAGTCATCGACGCAGCGCAAGACAAGGTCGCATTCAGCGAAATTCTCTGCTCGCCGCAGCTCATCTCTTATATGTGCCGCTCGACGCTCATCAAGAAGATGATTTGGGGAACCGACAAGTCTGCACGTATCGTGATGCCGAAAGACTTGAACGCTTATATGCAAGAGAACGGCTACCCGGTGTTCAAGCCCATTCGCCGCACTGTGATGATACAAAACCACGGCAAGCGCACGCCCTGCACACCGTGGAATGTGCAGAACATGGTCTTCGTGCCTGCCGGCAAGCTCGGTGTCGTGAAGAACGCTTTCACCAACAACGAGCTTAAACCCGAACCCGGTGTTGCTTACTCTAACTACGGTCGCATTCGTGTGTCGCAGTGGGGTGTCGGCGAGACGCAGAACAGCAACGGTGTCGAGTTCACGAAAGCAGAAGCATTCGCTCTGCCCGTGATTACGGAGATGAACGGCATTTACACTCTTAAAACCAACTTCTCTGCATCGTGAACAATCTAACTGCATTGAAACGGCTGTGTAACGCTATTGCGAACACATTCTACCCGGACAACGGCACGCTTGAACTCGTGTTGTTCAATGCCGGTCTCGATGCGCAAGCTACGGCGCAGCCGAAAGACGTTGAAATCTTTCGGCTCGCTGTTCGGCTTGTCTTCGGCTACATTGAGCAGTCACGCAGCGAGAACGGTGTCTCAACGTCTGTGCGTGAAGACGCAATCAAAGAAAGTCTCGCAATGTGGTGCAATGAGTACGGTGTAGATGCAGATGAGATTATTCCCGACGCTTTGAGAGTAGTGCGAAACGGCACAAATCTGTGGTGATATGAGAACGAATGGCACGCTGCAATATGCAATCATCGACGATGACGCTGTGACGTTGAACGAGTACGGCGAGCCGGTCGCTAACGAGCAATCGTGGAGCGAGCCGATTGACTGCTCTATCAATGTCAACAACGACAACCGTCTCGGTGCGTATGAAGACGGCGAGTTTCACACTGCATCGTACACTGTACTCGTTGAGACGATGACGTTTGAACACAGCCGCATTCTGCTCACTCGTGACGGCACATCGCTCGGCGAGCATCGTGTCATCTCGGTTCAGCCGCTCACGACTGTTGGCCGTGTGCAGATACTTGTGTAGTCATGGCGCAGAGCAAGCAATATCACAGCAAGTACAAAGGTGTACTCGTGTCGAGCTTCACGCTGAAGAAGTTTCAGTCAGCGATACAAAAGAAGCGAGATGAGCTTGTGCAAGAGCTTGCAGACGAATTGTCTTACATCGGCGAAGAGTGCGTCAAGATTGCTCGTGAAGAACACCCGAATAATTGGGGCGATGTGACCGGCAATCTGCGCAGCTCAATCGGCTACGAAGTTCTCTACAACGGCAAGCCCATATACGAGGGCGCAGTCAAGCAGTACAAGGGCAAGAGCGGCAACGGCGAGAAAGGCGCACCGGCTGCACGAGCATTGCTCGACAAGCTCGCAGCAGAGTTCCCGTATGGTGTCGTGCTTATCGTCTGCGCAGGTATGCACTACGCTGCTTATGTCGAAGCGATACACCACAAAGACGTGCTATCAAGCGCACAGATGAGAGCAGAACAACTCATTCAAGAATTACTCGACGATTACAAGAACGCATGAAGACAGAGAAACAGATAGAGCGTGACTTTTACTTGCTCATCAAGCAGAGCAATCTCGGTGCCGCCATTCGTGGCTCAATATATCGCAGCGAGATGCGCCCGGCAGATGCGACAAGTGAAGACATCATCGTCAAATTTCTGTCGGGTCTCGACGGACAAGTGCAGCAGGGTGTAGTTATCTTGAACATCTACGTTCCTGACATCACACTGCGCACAGACGGTCGCAAAGTCGAAGACAAAGAGCGTGTCGCAGAGCTTGAAGCGTTGGTCATCGACTTTATCGAGCATCACGGCTCGACAGAGTATCTCATCGAAAGCGACTTGACACCGACATCTATGCTCAACGAAGAGTTGGAGCAGCATCTCATTTATGCGAGATTGCGATTTCAGAGACTTTCACAAGATTAACAACTACTAAAACACTACAACTATGTCGAAAATAGTAATGTCATGGTCGAAGTGCAAGATTGAGATTGGCAAGACCGGCGAAAACGACGCTATGGCCGCAACGCTGACCGACATCGGCACTATCAACGACAAATCGACAACGCTCGCAACAGAAGACGGCGAGACGTTGACCGCAACTGCAACCGGCGGCATTGTTGTCGCAGAGGAAGAGGGCGAACCCACAGTCACTATCACTACTCGTGTGAAAGAGCCGTCGTTTGCGCTTGAAACTCTGTTGACCGGCAACGCTGTCGCTGACAACGAGCTTACTGTGAAGACCAACGTCGTGAGCGATGACTTCAGCGTGAAATTGACACCGAAGAACATCGGTGCTATTGGCATCAAGGCACGTCGCACTCACGTTAGTTGGCGACCCGGAAGCAGCGAGGAAGAGGGTCACTATGTTGACATCACTTTCAAAATTCTCGCTTGCGCCGACGGCGAGCTTTACAAGAAGTTCCGTGTCGCTCAAACCGATTGGGCGTGACGCTCTCTCGTGGTTATGCAATCCTTTTGACGTGTGGAAAGACACCCCTTCGCAGTTCGGTAGGTTAGAATTGCTCATAGCGAGATAGAGCAGTGGTAGCTCATTGCGCTCATAACGCAAAGGTCGCAGGTTCGAGTCCTGCTCTCGCCACACATAACATCAATGACAGAGACAATGAGCAACGAAACAAGAACTGTCGAGCAGCGTGTTGCGTCTGCGATACTTGAACGCAAGCTCGCATCAATAGAGATAGACGGTGTGACGTATGACATCGCACCGCCTTCTGTCGGTACGCTAATACTCGTGAGCGAACTCGCATCGACATTACCCGTGATACCAAATGTCGAACACGACAAACAAGTCTATGCTGTGCTTCGCTTTGCGAAAGATTACAGAGCGATTGCAGACATCGCAGCGACGTTAATTCTCGGTGCTAATAATCTTACTCGAACCGAAGAGAAAACGCTCACAGAGCGCAAATGGTGGCTTTTTAAGCGCACTCGCAAAGTGAGCATCACTATCGACGCACGAGCGGAGCTTGCCGACAAGATACTGCGCTATGTGTCGCCGTCAACGATGTTCAAAGTCATCGTCAAACGTCTCGAAGATATGGAAGTCGGCTATTTTTTCGGCATTACCACTTCCCTAAACGAAGTAAACATACTGAAGCCGACAAAGGAAGTGGAGACGTAAAGAATGACAGCATTTGGGCAACAGTACTCGGCATCGCTCGCATCTTCAATGTAACTGAAAAGTATGTACTCTATGAGATGAGCTATCTGAATGCTTTGATGTATAGTCGTGCGATGCCTATGCCGGGAGATGTGAGCGAGACAAGCGACAGACCGCTCTACGATGATGCGCTTGACGCAAACAACCCACAGAATTTCGACAAGTTCAACGAAGAAACAATAACGGTATATGGCACAAAATAACAGCGACGGCACATTGAGCATTGGCACTGCGATAGACCTCACCGGCTTCGATGAGGGAGTAGAGCAGATGATAGAACACGTCAATCAAGCAGGTGACACAATCGAGCAGCAGTCGGCTCGCATTCAGTCGCTGCTTACCGATGTGCCGGCACTGCACATTGACATGAGTACTGTCATCAACGACTTCGACAGTGCTTTTGCAGAGATAGACCGCATCGTTGACACTAACGAGAGCGCAATCAAAGAGCTTGAAGCAGAGTGGAAGCGTCTCGCAGAGCAGCAGAAAGTTGCTCTCAACACTGGCGATGACAAGCAAGCGAAGCAGCTCTACGACCAAGCGAAAGCTATCAGAGAGAACGTCAAGCTGCGCAAGGAAGTTGTGAGCGAAGCCAAAAAACAAGCCGATGCGCTGCTCAAACTCGAACAACAGCATAAAGCAGATGCTGAAGCGAGCAAGCAAGACAACGAGCAAAAGAAGACGCTGAAGCAGACTATCAGAGAGCTGCAAGAAGCGATGCAGCAGTATGTGCTTGCCGGCGGTTCTGAAAAGAGCGAAGAGTATCGTGCAATGGCCGAAGAACTCGGTCGCTTGCGTGATGTGCGTGGCGACATTCAGCAGCAAGGTAGCGTTTTCGCAAATGATGAGAACCAAATCGCCGGTGTCATTCAAGGCTTGTCAGGTCTATCGGGCGCATTCAGCGCAGCGCAGGGTGTGGTCGCTCTCTTTGGTGGCGAGAACGAGCATCTGCAACAGATAATGTTGCGAGTGCAAGCTCTCATGTCTATCACTATGGGTCTGCAACAGCTTCAGCAGGCTCTAAACAAAGACAGCACATTTCAACTTGTGACGATGAACAAGTTGAAAGAAGTGTGGAACAAGCTCATGGGCGACGGAAACAAAGCTGAAGAAGAAGCTGTCGCAACGAAAGAAGCCGATGTCGCAGTCACAGAGCAGCAAGCAACAATGACAGCAGCAGAGACTGCTGCTGAAGAAGCTAATACTGCTGCAACCGAAATGGGTGCGACAGCCGACAAGTCGGCAGCTGCGGCAAAAGAGCTGTCTGCTGCATCATCGGGCAAGCTCTCAATCGCTGAATATGCGACAGCAGCAGCGACAAAAGCAGCGTCTCTCGCAATGAAAGGCTTCAAGCTCGCACTCATCTCAACCGGCATCGGCGCAATCATTTGGGCATTGGGCGAAGTAATCTCGCTCTTTGTCGAGTGGGTCGGCTCATCGGAAGAAGCAACGCAGGCGCAGAAAGCGCAAGAGCAAGCGACTGAAGATGGTGCAAAAGCCTACGCAAAAGCCTACGCTAACGTGCAGCTCTACACAGATAGGCTCAACAATTTCAACGGCACAAAGAAGCAAGAAGAGCAGCTTGTCAAGGCTTGCAACGACCAATTCGGCAAGGAAATGGGTTACTGCAAGAGTGTTGATGAGTGGAAACAACGTCTCACACAAAAGAGTGCAGACTATTGTACCGCACTTCGTCTCGAAGCAGAAGCGCAAGCAATATTGAATGCGTACACCGAAGCATATTTGCTCGTAGTCAAAGCTCGCAACAAAGCAGCAAGCGAGTATGGTAATTGGTTTACGACAAAAGCCGGCGATGAAGAAAGAAAAGCAAAAGCGGTTGCATCTGCGCAAGCTGAAGCCGATGAGTTGATGAACCAATATCTTGCGAAAGCGAAAGAAGCACAAGCATTACGAGATAAAGCAGATATAGGCGGTCACAAAGACCCGTCAACCGGCGGTGGTGGTGGCGGTCGCAGCCGTCGTGGTGGAAGCCGTGGTAGTGGCGGCGGTGGCGGTTCTACGTTTGACCCAAAAGCAGCAGCTCGTGCAGAGCGAAAAGCCATTGAAGAATGGGTTGAAGCAGTCGCAGAGATGCGTAAAGATGCTTACGACAAGCTCGCTGACCTCGATGTGCAGCACGAGAGCGACGCAACAACACGAGAAATCAATCAGATTTCACTCGATACAAAACGAAAAATTACAGCGTGGGAAGAGCAGTTGCGCTCGCTCGCAAAAGAATACATCAAGTCGCAGCATGACATCTTTATGTCAAAGAAAGGTGCGAATGAAAACAAGTGGGAAGACTACGCAAAGCAAAATGGTCTTGATGATGTCGATAAAGTGATAGCGATGCTCACTGACGCTAACGGCAAGTTCGCAGATGTCGCAAAGTACTACAACAGCGTGCGCACAGCTATCACTGAAGACGGCAATCGTCGTGAGCGTGAAGCACGTCAAAAGCACTACGACCAACTCGTTGAAGATTACGGCAACTTCGAGCAGAAGTTTGCCGCAATATTGCTGCAAAATGCCGAAGCCGTCAAGTTTTTGCCGGCTGAATTTCAAGCGCAAGCAGATAAGATGTTCAACCAACAAACGAGCGACCTCGTGAGCGAGCGCATCAAGCACTTGCTGAATTGGGAAGAGCTGTTTAACGGCATGGATAACGCTTCTACTGCGTCTATTGAGTTGATGATACAGAACACGCAGAGCAAGCTCAAAAGCTATGGTAGTTGGCTGACAGATGAGCAGCGCAAAGAGTTCACCGACGCAATAACAAAGATGCAAGATGAGATTGCGTCACGAAATCCGTTCACGCAGATGCACAAGTCACTCACAGACTTGAAAAAAGCGCAACAAGAAGTCACGAAAGCGACTGAAGAGTACCGTGACGCTCAAAGCGGTGTGCATGGTTGGCTCGGCTTGTATAACTCTGCTCTTGAATATCAGCGCACGCTCGAACAAGAGATTGCAGAGGGCAAGCGCAGCGAGAACGATGAGCAGTACATTCAGCAGCAAGCGAAAGTCACAGAGATGCTCAACGGTCTCAACGCTGCTCGTGAGAAAGAGACAAACGCTTTCACGAAGCTCATCAACGCACAAAATAAAGCGTCGCAGTCGTACAAGAACTTCGCTACCGGCTTAAAGAATGCCGGCTCGCTCATGGGTAGTGTCGGCGAGCAAGCGCAAAAGCTCGCAGCGTGCTTCAGCGATGACATCGCCGACAGCATCGGCATCGCTCTCGACACAATGGACGAAATCATCGAAGCGGCAGATGTCGCAATCAACGCAATCAGCGAACTCGGCAAGAAAGCCGCAAAGGGTGTTGAGACTGCGGTTGACGCAACGTCGCAGGGCATGAAAGCATCGGGTCAAGCCGGAGCGAAAGCGATGTCAACAATGGAGAAAGCGTCAGCGATACTCGCAGTCATCTCGGCTGCGATGCAAGTAGCGAGCGCAATCATCAACTTGTTCAACAACGACAGCAAGCACGAGAAAGAGATAGAAGCATTGCAGCGACGCATTGACCAACTGCAATGGGAGCTTGACAACGCTAACACTGTGCGCTTGCAGAACAACCTCGGCGATGCGCTTGAACGTGTGCGCAACACTTATGCGTCAATCTACAACGAGCTGCTGCGACTGCACGCACAAGAAATCAAGAGCGGTAACTTCTTCACTCGCATCGCTATCACGCAGCAGATGCAGACAGACGCATGGCGGCGCAGCGTAGAGAAACTCGCAGACGCTTATGCCGGCGCAGCGTACACAGCAGACAAAGCACTCGGCAGCGAGCGTTACACGAGCGCACGCAAGCAGCTCGAAAATCTTGCGGAGCAACAGACGCTTGTCTATCGTCAAATGCAAGAAGAGGAAGCGAAGAAAAAGACTGACCGCTCAAAAGTCGATGACTACAAGCGACAGATTGCAGAGCTTGCGCAAGAGATGGCCGACATCGTGAACGATGCGCTTGAAGAAATCATCGGCAACACGGCTGCTGACTTGGCAAGCGAGCTTGGCGATGCTTTCTTTGACGCTTGCGCAAGCGGTGAAGACGCTCTCGAAGCGTGGCACACGAAAGCGAAAGATGTCGTGCGAGACATCACAAAACGAATGCTCATCTCGAAATTTCTCGAAGAGCCGCTCGGCAAAATCTTCGACAAATACAAGACACGTTGGTTCGGCGATGACGGTCGTTTTCGAGGGATAGATAACGTCATCAACTCGATGAACGACTTCAGCGCAGACATCGACGCTGTGGGCGACAGCTTCAACGACATCTTCAATCAGTTGCCCGACCAAATGAAAGAGATGTTCACCGACACGGCAGAGCGCAGCGGCACGCAGGGCGGCATCACAACTGCGTCGCAAGATAGTGTCGATGAGCTGAACGCTCGCATCACGACAATACAAGGTCACACCTACACGATAATGAACGCAGTCGTTGAGATGAACGCAACGTCGAATGCTGTGCTTGACCGCTTGACCGGCATTGAGCGCAACACCGGCGACGCAAGCTCACAGCTCGCAACGATGCAGCAGCGAATGCGCAATATCGAGAGTGCGATTGATGACATAAACACGAAAGGATTGAAAGTAAGATGAACACAAAACAACTAATTTCGCAGATACACGAAGCCGCACAGCAGCTCGGAGCGTGCGACAAGTTCAAGGGCAACGAGACGATTGATGAACTTGTTGAACTACTCTTTTCGCCGCAGGGTAGAGAGTTCTGCATTGAGCATGAGTTCCCGACACTCGATGTGTTGCGCAAGTTCAAGAAACTCGGTGTCGAGCGATACGGCATCTACATCGACGCAGGCGTTATTCGTCTCTGTGAGCGTGATAAAATTTTCTTGATAGGTGACAGCATTGCGAGAGTGAGATGCGCCGACACCAAACGCTACGAAGTCTATTTGATGCACGGAGCGCACGCTCACATTGAAGCATATAACTATGCAGCGGTTCACGTCGAGCGTGATGAGCAGTCGAGTGCAGGTGTAGAACTCTTTAATCAGGCACGAGAGATATGACACGCTCGCAGTACGGCAAATTGCTCATCGACGGTCAAGACGCATTCGCTGACTACGGTCTGTTCGTCGAGCATGGCGGTTTTAAGTCGCTCGTGCAGATGCCGTCATTCAAGACGATTGACAAGACCGATTGGCCGGAGGAAGACGGCGAAGAGTACGACCTCGCTGCGCCGGTGCTGCAAGCGCAGAGCGTGCAGTTGCAGTTCGTCATCTTGAATGTGCGCTACGCTGAAGACTTGTTCGATGAGCTGTCAAACGGAGCATATCATACGTTCTACTTTGCCGACTTAAAGCGCACATATCGTCTGCGAATGACATCTAACGGCACGTTCTCGCAGAACGTCGTGTTGGGCAAGCTCTCGCTCACGTTCAACAACGACTTCCCGGTAGTGCCAACAGCAGAGCCGTATCGTCACGGTGCAAGTGATGTCAAGCAGTTCGGTTACGAGCTTGACAACATAGATTTCTCGCAGTTCGGCGCATTCGTGCTGAAAGGTAGTGACGATGCGCTGCGCAAAGCAGCCAACGTCAAGAAAGCACTCACGATTGATGTCAAGTCGCAGGGCGGTGTCATCTACGACGATGACAGCGTGCGTTTCGCATCGAAAGACGTGCAGTTGAAGCTGCTCATCAACGCACAGAACATTGATGAGTTTTGGCGACGCTACGACGCTCTGTTTGCCGTACTGCTGCAAGCAGATGAGCGCACGTTCTACTTTGACGCTCTCGGCAACGAGTACGATTGCTTCTATAAGTCGAGTAGCGTGTCAAAGTTTGAGATATTGCATAACAATCATGTGTGGTGCGAGTTTTCTGTAACGCTCACTTTCACATCGTGGCGACCCGTCGGGCAATATATGCTGCTCGCAACTGAAGACTATGATTGGGTCATCACAGAAGACAGCACAGAGAGCGATTACACTCGCATACGCATTCGCCCGAAGCGTGGCATTATGCTCATCGTCACAGAAGACGGCGAGTATCTCATCACAGAAGACGAGTACAAAATATATTCTAACAGTTAACAACACTTTACACTATGGCAGATTTGAAAAAACGTGTATCAGAGCTACCGTCAAGCACCGACATTGACGGTCTTGTCGTACTCGGTACGACTGCACAGAACGAGAGTGTGAAAGTGCCGTTGAAGCAAGTGTTGCAAGCGACAGAGCCAACTGCGCTCGAAAGTGTGCGACAGACTGCGAACACTGCTGCACAGAAAGCACAGCAAGCACTTGACGATGCAGGCGATGCAGATGACAAAGCGCAAGAAGCTCTCGATGCTGTTGCCGCACTCGCTACGACGAAAGGTCAAGCGAGCGGTATCGCATCACTCGACACAGAGGGCAAAGTGCCGCAGTCGCAGTTGCCCGACACACCGCAGTATGACGATGTGTTGGAGTTTGCCGGCATTCTCGACACGGCGACCATTCGCAGCGAAAAGAGCAGCGCAAAGTCAACTGACAGCAACGCACAAGTGTTCTTCGTCACGCAGACACAGCAGTTCGTCATCGGTGTGCGCACAGATGTTCTCTACTCTGCGCTCGTGCAGAACAACAGCGGTTTGCTTCAAGCACCGGCGGTTGGTGAAGTTGCGTCACGACTGACAGACGCACAAGTGCAACAAGCAATCGCATTGAGCGAGTTCTCGACACTTTACACATTCTACAACGATTGGGAAGACCGTGATTTGTTCGCTGACAGCAATCTCGTGCCGCTCTCGAACAAAATCTTCACTTGCACTTCGACGAATGTCATCTACTACTACAAGAGCAGCGAGAGCGCACTCACCGCAATCGGCAAAGACAGCAGCGCAGACATCGCAGCTATGCAGAGCGACATCACAAAGTTGCAGGGCGATGTCACGAGCTTAAAGAACGTGCGTCTGTTCTTCAACGGCAATGCGCTTCTCGGTCGTGACAGCGTGATAGAGCTTGCGTCATTCGCAGAGCTTACGAGCGGTGACGCATACACCGACATTCGCAAGAGTGGCGCAGTTTTCTCGCTGCTCACGTCGAAAGGTTGGAAACAATATCAGTATGACGGCGGCACATGGACTGACACCGCTAATTGGCATGAAGCCGGCGGTTCTGCTATCGTTGGCAACTGCTTCAACGTCACTGTGAGCGAGCAGCTCGAACAAGGCTACTACACGCTCGCACAAGCAATCAACGTCGCTTATCGTCGTGGCTACACGCTCGTAGGTATTCAAATCACATTCTCTATCGCTGAAGGCTCGTGGAAGACGTATCAGTACATCGGCGCAAACACGACCGAAACCAACTTCAAGAACGAAGCTAATTGGCTCGACCTCGCCGGCATGAGCGCAGGTGATGAGAGCGTCATCAACATCAACTCGAAGTGCGGCGAGCCGACAATCACAGACCACTACACTCTAACGTCTGCGCTCGCAGCATTGCAGTCGCATGAGACAACGAGCGGCATCACCTACGCAAAGCTCGGTCTCATCATCACTTATCGCAACAAAGTTGACGGTCAATTCGTGTGGGAAGTCAAGCAGTTTGTCGGTGAAGTCATCGGCGACTTTTACTCGCACCCGAAGCTGTGGCGAGACATTGCCGGCGGTGGCTCATCAGTCGAAACGAGCGACGAGCCGGAAAAAGACGGCAAAGACGCATTCTCAACCGGCGGTGCTTACACGCACATTCCGTCTGACTTGCGCATCGACACGAGCGAAGAGGGCATTGTCAAAGTCGCTCTCATCGGTCGCAATAGCGATGTAATCGGCGATGAACATCAGTTTGCGGTCGGCACCGGGAGCGGTGACAGCGGCGGCACAATCGTTACTATCGAAGCGAACAACACCTATACGAAAGCCGGTGGCGATGTCATACTCTCTGCTCGCATCTCATCTGTGACAAAGCGCAGCGGTCAAGCGGACATCGTGAACGACATCGAGAGTGTTGAGCTGTACGACCGTGACACTAATCAACTGCTCGAAACGTACACCAATTTGCAGACGTATTACAACGCATCGACCGGCTACTATGACTTCAATCTTGCGTCATATTTCACGCAAGCTGCGTCACGTCGTTTCCGTCTCATCGCTTACGACAACACCGACCACAGCGCATCACGCAATGTGACTGTTGTAGCTGTTGACGTGACTATTCGCAGCGAGCAGACGCTCGCTTACAGCGCATCAACGGTTCTCTATGTCGGTGGTGCATCAAGTCGCTCATTGCCGATGTATAGCTTCCCGAACAACGCATCACCGCAGGGCATTCGCTGCATCACTGAAATCTACATCAACGGCGCATGGCGCACGCTCGCTGAAGCTATCGTGACAGACACAAGCTCGCACAGCGTCGCAATCAACCCGACTAACTGTCTCGGCTATGCACTCACGCACGGCTCGTATGCGCTGCGCATTCATGGTGTAGATGTCGCATCAGGTGTTGTCGGCAACTATCTGCACACGTCTGTTATGTGCGTCGATGTCAACGACACGACACCTATTATCGTCACTCGTTGGCTCTCTGACGCTGCGACGGCCAACGTGAAGCAGTACGAGACTATCTCGCTCGACTTCGCCGCTTACAACCCGACAGCAACGAGTATGAATGTCGAGATTGTTGAGCTGAAGAACAACGTCGAGACAGTCAAGCGAACCGCTGCTGCGCAGCGTGGCACAACGTACACTTACACGCAACGTGTGACAGACTACGACAGCGAAAACACTGTCACGATAGAGCTGTTCGCTCGCAATTCATCTATCGTGTCGCAGACAGCGACCTTTGAGATTAACGACACGCTGCTACACATCTCGGCATTCACCGATATGCAAGAAGTTGATATTGACTTTGCGTCACGCAGCAACGACGATGCCGACAAGACGATTGAGAGCAACGGACACGTTCTCACGCTCAACGGCTGCACATGGCGCACAACCGGCTTCGTGCGTGACAGCTTCGGCACTGCGCAGTACAACACAGAGGGCGACACCGGCATCATGGCTCTGCGCATCGCAGAGAACGTCACCGGCACGCTTGACTATGCGCCGTTCAATGTCGCAGCTATCGAGACAAATGGTATGGCCATTCAGTTCCGCATTCGCACAAAGCACATCGCTAACGATGATGCTGTGTTGATGTCGTGTATCAGCGGCGGCAAAGGTTTCTACGTCACCGGCAAGAAAGTCGTTCTCACGTTTGACAATGAGCAGACCGTAGCTCACACGATTGACGCAGCTCTCAAAGAAGATGCGATTACAGATGTCGCTATCGTCATCGAGCCGTCAACCGGCAGTCGCTCAACTGCGCCATACAGCGGTATCGGCATTGCGAAAATCTACTTCGACGGCGAGCTTATAGGTGCGTGCTACTACGACAGCGGCACACTCACACGTCACGCAACGAAAATCACGTTTGATGGCTCGCAAGCTGACTTGTATCTCTACGACATCAAAGCGTGGGAGACATTCTACGCATTCGAGCAGTCGTTCTACAACTATCTGCTTATGCTGACTGACACCGACACGATGATTGCAGAGTACACGTTTAACGACGTGTTCGCATCGCAGAGCGCAGAGGGTGTTGTCGGCAACAGACCGCAACGCACGGCTCTCTACAATGAGAAAATGCCATACTTCGTGCTGTGCAAGAACGCTGACACGTCGAACATCGACAGCAACTATCCCGAATATCTTGAAACGCTTGACGGCGACAAGAAGACAACTGCGACACTTGACGTGTACGCATTCTTCCCCGACCGCCCATATCAAGACTTCAAAGCGATAGCTGCGGTTGTATCAAATCAAGGTACAACATCGTCGTGGCGACCAGTCAAGAACATCAAGATGAAGTTCAAGAAAGCGACACTCTCGCTGCTGCGCACTCGTGAAGAGTGTGTCGCTCTCGGCTATGACGGTGCGCTATATGATGAGTGCGCTCGCAACGCTGCAAAGCACAAGGTGCAAATTCTTGATACATCTGTGCCGACAAACATCATCACGGTGAAAGTCGATTACAGCGAGAGTGGCGGTGCTAACAACGGCGCATCAACCAACTTGTTCAACGACTTGCAGCGTGAGCTTGGCTCAAACTATCGCACACCGGCTCAGAACGCTTACATAGCGAAGAACAACGGCACACCGCCGTACACGCTCAACACGTCTATCGACAGCATTCCGGTCGCATTCTTCCGCACTGACAAGTATTGCGCAGACGCAACATCGTATCTGCAAGGCTACTTTCATGCAAAGGGTAATTGGAACCAGGACAAAGGCGATGCAGCGGTATTCGGCTTCGAGAATGTTGACGGCTACAATGACGGCGCACTCAACTACGGCGACTTCTACGAGCTTATAGCAGCTCGCAATCAGTCGCTCGCAGACTTCTACGCACAACAAGACACATCGACGTGGGAGTTCCCGATTGATGAGAAAGACGCATCGAAAGGCAACTTCAATGTTGTGGTACTTTCGGAGTTCTGTGGCGCAGGGCATCGTGTGTTCCGCCGTGCAGACAACAACAGCGCATGGCAAGAGACAACCGGCACTGTGACCTGCACGAATGGTGTGTGGCGCATCACGGGCGATGTCGTGAATTGGGTTGAGAACTACGAGCTGCGCACTTATAGCGGTCTCGATTGGTTTCAAGGTGTCAACAGTGTTGACGATATGCTCAAACCCGGTGCAGACGGCAAACCGATTTGGCTCACACATTTCGAGAGCCGCTATCCCGATGACGATGCGCTGAATGCCGCTTACGAGGACGGTCGCAAAGTGCCGTATCGTCTCTATGAGTGGTTGAAGTGGTGTCAGTTCTGCAATCAGCATCTCACAGAAGACGCTGCTCACAACAGCGAGACGATAGAGATTGAGAACGAAGACGGCACAACGTCAATCGTCGAGAAGTACCCCGGTGGCACGAATGCGCCGACAACAATCACGATTGACGGTGTAGAAGTACCCGGCACGAAAGCTAACCGTCTGCTCAAATTCAAGCGTGAGCTGCACAAGGTGGCAAATGTCTATTCGATGATTTGCTATCACGTCTTCACTGACTACATCGCAGCTGTTGACCAACGCAGTAAAAATATGATGGTCGGCTTCTATCTTGACACAGACTTGCAGTGCAGAATGTATCTCAATCACTTGTATGACGGTGATACTATTCTCGGCTCTGACAACGACTGCGGTCTGACTATTCCGGCAGAGCTTGACCCGAACAACGACCCCCACGGCTACTATCAAGGACACGACAGCGTGCTATTCACGCAGCTCGCTAATAGTGACTATCTGTGGCTCGTTGACTACACGAGCGACAGCGACACGAGCGATG